GATTTGGAGCTGTTGCCTGGCAACACGCAAGCCGGCACGTTGTACTGGCGTGGCTTCTCGCTCGACCCGGAACGCGGGCTGGTGATGTTCAGCGATCCGGTATTCCAGTATCTTGCCGATCAGCAGACCATCGCCGAAGCAACGATCTATTTGCGGACGGCGATCAATGTCCGCGATCCGGTGACATGGGCCTGGGATCGCTATGTTCGCACACTCGATTTTGGCACCAACTACGGCACCGGGGCGAAGGTTTATTTGCACGATGAGAGCTTTCTCGCGGTGCTGGCGCAGACGGACGACTGGGGCAACGTCTTCCTCACCACCAACCAAGACGCGCTGAACGTCGAGACCGACATCTATCTGGGGCAAGCCCGGCTGGAGTTCCAAACGCCGCTTCCGCAAGACCTGGCCTATGCCGGCCTCTGGCCGATCAGCCCCGACGGCGCGATCCAGCAAGTGGGCTGGAGCGTCGGGCCGGAAGGCGCGACGACCCGCGCCAGTCGCAACAGCGAGTTTTCGACGGCCGTGCCCCTTTACCAAACGCGGCGGTTTTTCGAGCAGCTCCGCAACAAGAAGGTCCTGAAAATGGCCGCGCAGGTCAACGACCTGGCGCGGACGATTGCTTTCCGCCCGCCGCGTCCCGATTGAACGGAATCAACCGATGGCCCGCAACAATAATCCCCGGCCGCCGCAGACCCAAATCCGCTGGCTGGCCTGCCTGAACAATTCCGGGCAGACGATTCCCGCGTTCGCCGCGGTGCGCGTGACCGACGCCGACAGCACCGGCGTCTTGCAAGGCATCCAGCCGACGGCGAATGGGCAAGACGTTTACCTGAACGGCCCGATCCCGATCAAAGCCGGCAGCGTCGGCCGCGTCACCCGCGACTGGCCCTGGTACGCCCTCTACGACTCCGGCACCGGCACGCCCGCCAATGGCGACACCTGGGGCGCGACGGCGAATAGCTGGAAGCTGGCGAAAAACAACGCGGGGTTCACGGTCGATGGGGGCGTGGATGCGACGCTGGGCGTGGTGTTGGTGCGGGGGGCGATGGGGAGCAGTACGGGCGGAGGAGCCTCTTCTAATTTTGGGTGCATCGTCGCGTTGGCATCGCCGATTACCTATGCCGACAACTCGGTAACGCTCATTCACTGGGATACAGCTCAGTATGATCCCAATAGCATCGCCGATGTGACAACGAATTTTGACATTAATTTAGGGGCGAATCCGGGTCTCTATATCTGCACGCTCAATGCGATTTGGGGGTTGGTCAACCCGCCGGTAGTAAGCGAAGTTTATTTGGGAATCAATGGTGCCGTCTATGCTGGATCGGACAACTACACAAACACGACCGACCCAAACCAGCCGCTCTATCAATCGGTCTCTCTCATCTGGAAAGCAGCAGCCGGCGACAAACTGACGGCAACAAGATTCCGCATGTCAGGCACCACGGGCTCCATGACATTAGAGGCCAGCTCCTCTCTCCGCGTGGTGAAGATAGGCTAAACCACCCTCGGCTCATCGGCGGGGCCGGGGTTGTCGGTGGGAAGATCGTCCGGGGCCGCGTCATAAATCGCGAGAAGGTTGAAACCTTCTTCGCGCAGCCGGCGGATGATGTAATGCGCCGCCTCAAGATAGGCGTGCGTTCTGGCGAGACGCTCGGCCGCCTGATGCTCGCCCGGCGCATCGCGCAAGCCGGCGACCTCCGCGTCCTTCGCTACCTCGCGGCAGAGTTTATGACCGCAGACGGGCAACTCCCAAGATTGACCACAGAAATGAGGCGTGGGCGCTTCGCCGCCGCAGATGCGGCATTTGGGCGTGGGGTTCACTAAAAGGTAAGGGCTTTCCTTCAGCTCAGCCAACGCGACGGCCGGGCCGGGGTCCGTTTCAATCTCGTCGCCGGCCTCGATCGGCGTCTTCGGCCGGCAGCGCTCGCAAGGCTCCGGCTTGCCGTTGAGGGAAGCCACGGCTTTTTTTTCCTCCATCAAAAGACTTGTCCCTGGCTTCCATTCTCCCGTATTTGTCAAATGCCAGCCAGTTGCGCAAAACGAGCAAGCGCGAAGAGTGTCTGTAAGCCGGACATCGCCGGGGCCAGGGGCGGGGGGACTAGACAAACGGCCCGCTGGCCAGTCTGAGAATTGTTCCCAAAATTGATGCAGCGCTTCAACCTCTTCGGGTTTGGCGGTTATCTCGCCACATTTATCCCTGGTCTTCACGAGCGCCAGGACGGGCCGGCGCGATGCGAAGGCGTGTAGGAATTCAACCGATTCGATTTGACTGACAGGCACATGCACGCCATTGACCAGAAGTGATACCGCTGTCATTCTCTCTCTGGCCTCCCTCTCATCCGGTCCCGTTGCTTTGGTTCCTGATCCGCTCTATGGTATCAGAAGGAGTTCGCCGCGCGTCTTGTGTCCATAGGCGAAGGCGGCTATTTTTTCTTCATTTCCTTGAGCAGCCGGGCGGCCTCGGCGGCTGCCTTGGTGCCGGGAAACTCCGCGACAATCTCTTCCAGCCGCTCTTTCCGCTCCTGGCGACTTTGTTCGCTGACGAGCCTCTTCGCCAAGCGCAGGCGGAGATTGGCGGTCGCCTCACGCTTCGCTGGCTCCAGGGCTTTTCTTTTTGCCACGGCCTCGGCGTCGGCTTTCGCCTTCGCGTCCTTCTCTGCCTGGTCGAGGGCGGCGAGTTGCGCGGCTTGATCTTTAACAAGCTGAGCTTCGAGCGCCTCAGCGATCTTGACGCAAGCGCCCTCGTAGCGGTCGAGGGCGGCGCGGTCGGAATCGCCGATAGACGGCTGATTTTTAAGCGGAGCCACAAGGGGAACGGTGCGGAATGAGTTTCCCGCCGTGTCATAGCGCTTCGTGCCAATAACCTTGAACGTTCCGCCAAGCGTAAGAAATCGCCCGTCAATAAGGGCTTTGGTTGGGTAGCCTTGAAGCCAGAAATCAAAATTGCCCTGCGCACTGGAAAGGCGTACCTCGGTATCGTTCACGATTTGTACAATGCGCAATTCCTCGGAGATGGAGCCAATATCACCAACCTTCATGGTCCGGGGCGAAAGCCTCGATTGTTGAACCGCCGCAACCTTCTGCAGCGCATCGCGGGCACGCTCGATCTTCTCCCGCTCGGAATCCGGGAGGGCCTTGAAAGCCCGTTCCGCGCGCTTGCGTTTGATAGCGGCAATTTCATCGATACGGCGAACGATCAGGTATTTGCCGGATGGCCTAACATCCACCAGTTCGCCAGCCTGAAGTAGGTCAGCGCCTCTTTCGGGACGCGGGAGAATGATAAGACGTGCGAAGGGCCAAACGTCGATGCGCGGAGGTGGCAATCGTGGCGGAGGCGTTGGGTTTCGCTTGCTGGAATGCTTTCGGGGCGGGGGATGGATGACCTCGGCGAAAGAGACGGTGCGTTTTTTCTCATCGACCTTTTCAACGGTGGCGTCGATGGCGAAGCACGGATTCAAAAGAGAAATCGCCAACAATGCAACAAACAGGATACGCATGATACGCATGATGTCTCCCCCATTGCGGCGCGTTCAAGCCAGTTTCTTCCCGCAGTGCTTACAGACCTTCGCTTCGGCTTTAACCCATTCCGCACAGTCGGGGCATTTACGGCGTTTCCCTTGCTTTGGGAAACACGAAATAATGGCTAGACCAAACCAGCCGAAGAAAAGCACCGAGAGCAAAGCGATGGCGGTTCCGCAAGTCCGCTCACGGCCCATTCGGTCGGCGAGCCACCAGGGAAGGAGCCACCAGAGGACGAGGCCGACGGAGCAAGCAAGAAGAATCCCGATCATCGAAAGGGTTTCGCCGTCGGCAGCGGTTGAAATGACGACCATCAAAATAAAGCCGAGAACCGCAAGAATGCCGATCAACGCGGCGATATTCTTTGCGCTCCAGACGGCGGCCTGAACGGGCCGCGGTTCATCCGGAGATTCCGGCTCGTCGGCCACTTCAGGGCGCGGAATTTTGATCGGCTCCCCGCAATTCTTGCAACGAATCTTCCGACCAGCTAACTCATCGGCGACGGAATAGGAATGGGTGCATTGCGGACAGATGATGCGAATCGACATGGCGCACCCCGATGGGCGATGACCCGTTTACGCCGGCTGCAAGACCGGCTTCCCCTTGGCGGCGGCTTCATCGGCGAGGAGACTGAGCACAATTAGGGCGGGACCGCTCGGCTTTCGGTTGCCCCGGAGCCATCTGCGAACGGCATCGTCAGTGACTCCGCAGCGGACCGCCAGCTCAGTGGTCCGGGTCATGCCAAGCGCAAGCATCAATTTCCTAATCTGTTGCGGCGTGAACATAACCATATCCTAACCGCCTTCAAAAAAAAATCAAGTCTTTGTCTTGACAGGGCCTTTTCCAGGATTACAATCTGACATCGTTGGTTCTTTCGCATGGGCGTTATGCTATGATGCATCCTCCTCAATCCTGGCTTCACATCACTTCCCGCAGAGGTCATGGGCGACAGGTGGGCCGCGCTCAGTTCTCCTGGGCGCGGCTCTCTTTTCTCAGCCTGCGGACTGCTCGTTCGAGCTTCTGCCAGTGCTCATACACCTTTTCGGGCCGGTCTTTCTTTTGGACGAAACGGGCCGCTTCTTTCGCTTCTTTTAAACTAGCCCCCGCCGTGTCTCTCATTAGCACCATCAGGCCGACCAAAAAAGGCATACTGCGGATCGCCGGTGCGTGCTCTGGGAATTTGCTGACATACCCTACCGCCCATCGTTCCCATGCGTCATCCTCCGCCATCCACGGTCTCCTTTCCTTGAGGGTTAAAGGAGACCTCCACCTGTGCCGAGTGGCGATCTTTGTCGCGGGCCTTCCCAAAAAGTTCGCTACACAGCTCAAGGAGCGATCATTTTTCGCCGGGATCGCGGTGGACGCGGCGGACGATGTTCCGCAGATGCTCCGCCCGCTGGCGGGACTGCCGGCCATACCAAGCGATCTGCCGCGTCGAGGCGTGGCCCATCTGATCGGCGATTTCGCGGTCGGCCAGGCCGCGCGTGATGGCTTGGACACAGAAGCCGTGCCGCAGGGAATAGGCGCTCTTCTTGGGGTCAATCCCGGCCCGATTCGCAAAGGTCCGAAACAATCGCGCGAAGCTATCCTTGGTCCATGCTCCGCCGCGCCCGTTGCGGAAGATATGGTCCTCGCGGGCGTGGGGCCGACGTTTTGCCTCCTCGCAGGCGCACGCCCGGCTATCGGGTTTCCGGGTCCGATGCAACCATCGCAATATCCGCAACAGCCGTTCGTCCAGACCAATCAGGCGATCTTCGCCCGTCGCGACCTCGGTTTTATGGTGGGGCAATTCGATTACCCCATTTTCCCATTGCACGTCTGGCCACAACCCGTTGCGGACTTCGCATGTTCGACAGCCGCTCCTCCACAAGAAATAGATGGCAACACGCAAGGCCATGCTCGACGGCCGACGGCGCTCGCCGGGGTGGTTTCGGCTCGCGTGCATAAATCGGCGGTATTCTGCCTCGTCGAACGCTGCGCGTGGCCGTGGCTTGGGCAGTCCCTTGGGCCGCGAATAGGGGCAATAGGGCAGATAGCGCTCTTCGGGACTGGCCGCCCAACGGAAGCAATTGAGGACTGCCGTAAGGGCATCGCTTTTGGTCGCCGGGGATTTCCATCGGGGCCGCTCCAGGAGCCATCGCGTCAGGTCGCCGTTACGGCATTGATCGACGGTCAACTCACCGAACTTGCCGGAGAAATCGCCCAAGTAATAGCGGGCGCGGGCGCGCGAGGCGGCCGACAGGGTGCCGGCCTGAGATCGCAGCTCGATCTGATCGAGATAGAGCTGCACAATCTGCGCGACGGTCGGCAGCTTGGCGGAAGCTACGTCGGGACGGGGAAAAGGCAGTATCGACATGCCAGGCTCCTTATGACTCGCGGCGGCAGGACGCCCGGCAGCGCCGGCCTTCCCAGACCGGCCGGCGCTGTTTTTCATCATAGACATGGCGAGCCCTCCAGCAAGAGTTTGCTGGGAAACCCGATTCTAGGATAGGTCAAAAAGGGTTTGATTGTACGGGTTGTGACCATATTGCGGAGGTCAGTCATTATGTTTTTTGCGCATGTGACCCTGAGTCGAGATTTTCCGCCGCCGCGACGCCCCGGCATCCTTCACCTCATGGGCTCCCGCCGCTACCGTTCGACCGATACCGGCGTGGTCCCGATGGAAGAGGATGTCGATGTCACGAAAGCTCAGGCGTTCGCCGATTATCTCGTCGCCCATCCCGAAATCGGGCAGGTGATTGTGTACGACAGCCGCTTTCCGCAGCGCCCGATGAAGTGGGCTCGATTCGCGGAAAAATACGCTATCCGGATTTGGCCGGAAAAGGAGCTGTTGTCGGCGCTGCGCGAAGCGCAACGGCGGCGCATGGCCGATCCTGGCTATACCCCGACGCTCGCGGAAGCCCTGGGCCATCCGCAAGAATTTGTGCGAGGAATGACAGAGGCGGCCTACCGATTTGCCGACGCCATGCTGGCCGCCCGTGCGCCGAGGGAGAAATAGCCATGCCCGGATGGTCCACCGCTCCACTGGTTCCCGGCGCCGGTATCGGCGCGCAGCGCACCGCGCGCGGCTTCGCCGTCGTCGGCGTTCGCCCCAACGGCGCGGAGCTGATCTTATCGAATCACGACTCGGCCGCTGCCGCCGAGGTGCAGGCCGATTTGTTCCGGCGATATTGCGAGTGCTACGCGGCGGTTCGTATTGATGATTACGCCGACACCGAATATCCCCGGAATCGGGAGGCATCCAATGTTGTTTCATTTTGAGAGACACAATCCGTACTTGCGGACCATGATCCGCGATTTGGTCGATCTTGAGTATCAGGCCAAGCGCGAAGCCGAGCGTCTCCGCGTGCAGCACCTGGGGCTTTCGCACGCCTTCTATGAGGGGCTGGCCGACGGCATCCATCAATGCCTGGAGCGCATCGCCCGCTACAACGGCTGGGATCGTTACCAATTTTTCGCCGCCCTGGAAGCGGACCGGAGAGAACGCGAGGCCGGAAAGGACCGAACACATGGCGTGGATCGTTGGTTTACTCGCGGCCCTGACGCGGCCGCGAGCGAAGGCGATGGCGTTGCCGCTCAAGGGCTGGCATCTTCACCGGCGGAGCCGAGTTGACGGCCGGGAGGCGCTGGTCATCGACGTGAATGTTATGCCGGTGAAATGGACGCTCCCGCTGGTCCGGCGAACTCCGGGCTGGCACTGGATTCGATTCGAGAATTGAAAGGACTCCCATGCTGACCCTGACCCGCAAGCGAACGGAATCGGTGATGATTGGCGACAACATTGTTATCACGCTGGTGGACATCGGCCCCGGCGGCAAGGTGCGGCTGGGGATCACGGCGCCCAAGGATGTGACGATATTGCGGAGTGAACTGATCGAACGCGAGGAAACGCGCCCCCACCCCGGATCGGCTAGGCGGGGAGTGGCGGTCAAACATGGCCAACGGTAAGAACTATGCGGGGACCGACGGCCCGCCCCGGCCGGCGCGAACGGGGCCTCTTCAAGGAGAGCCATCATGCGAGGACTGAAACGACCGCGCAAAGAGCGGAAGAAGCCGGTGCGGGTGCAATATCTGCCCCGGCCAGACAAGAAGAGCACGAAGGAGGATGACCCCTACGCCTTCCTGGACAACCTGGTGCGGGCCCATCATCGGCATCTCAGCCAGGCCAAAATCGCCATCGCCTGGATGCTCGACGTAAAACCGGACCGGGATTTTCATCTCATCCTGGGCCGCTGCAAAAAAGCGACCGATCTGGACCGCGAGTTCCGTGAATTTGATCTGGTCATCTTGCTCAACGCCAAGGCGTGGAAGGAGCTCACGGCGAAACAGCGCGCGGCCCTAGTCGATCACGAGCTCTGCCACGCCGCCCTGGTCGTCGACAAAAACAATGAGCCGGTCTTCGATGAGCGCGATCGGCAGTGCTACCGCATTCGCCGTCATGACATCGAGGAATTCAACGCGGTGGTGAAGCGGCATGGCTGCTACCTCAGTGACGTCGCGGAGTTTGTGCGCCAAGCGACCAACAATCCGCTCCTCCATGCGATGGAAAAGGGCGACCAAAACCGGGAGAAGTAATCATGACGGCCTCAACGGAACGACCTCATCTGAGCCCGACGCAGCTCGAAATGTATTGCCGCTGCCCGGAAGCCTATCGGCGGCGTTACCTTGAGCGGGAGATTATCCCGCCGGGGATCGCGATGCTCCAGGGCACGGCGGTCCACCGCGCGGCGGCGCAAAACTTCCAGCAGAAAATCGAGAGCCATCAAGACATCACGCCGACGGCGATGGGGGCGCTCGCGGCCTCGGAGTTTGAATCGGCGGTCATGGCCGGCGTCAGCTTCACCGAAGCGGAGGAGGGCCGGGGCACGCGCGCCGTCCTGGGCGAAGCGGCCGACGCCGCGGTAGCGATGGCGGAGTTTCACGGGGCCGTGCAAGCCCCGGATTATCAGCCGATCCTGGTCGAGCATACGGTGCGGATTCCCCTGCCGATGGCCTCGCATGACCTGCTCGGCATCATCGACCTGGCCGACGATCAGGACCGGGTGACCGACTTCAAGACTTCGGCCCGGCGCAAGAGCCAAGCCGATGCCGACGGCTCGATTCAACTCACGACTTACGCGGCGGCGTTCCGCGCCGCGACGCATCGGCCGGCGAAGGAATTGCGGCTCGATACCATCGTTCGCCTCAAAACCAAAATCGACCGCGACATACTTTTGACCGCGCGCGACGGCCGCGACTTTGAGGCCCTGGCGCGGCGGATCAATGTGGTTTCCCAAGCCATCGCGGCCGGCATCTTTCCGCCGGCCACGGCGGGCGCCTGGTGGTGTTCGCCGACCTGGTGCGGTTACTGGCGGACCTGCCCTTACGTCAACTCAGAGCGGCGCGCGGCCGCAGAAAGCAACGGTGAAAAATGAGCGAATCGACTTCGATGGTGGAACCGAACGTCCATGCGGCGGCCCAGCTCCCGCCGGACCTGGCCATCATGAAGCTGGAAAACGAAAACATCATGGCCCTGGCGGCGGCCCGGCCGCGGAACCATGAGAAGATTAAGGCGGAACTGCTGGCGCAGATCGACGCCTACCCCTCCTTTGCCGAGAAGATTATCTATTGCAAGCCGGTGGGGAAAGATCAAAGCGGTAAGCAGCAGTATGCGCGCGGGCTCTCCATCCGCGCCGCCGAGGCGATCGCCGAGGCTTACGGGTTTTGCCGGGTCCGCGCCGATGTTACCCCCGTCGATGCCGATACGGTGCGCATTGAGGCCACCTTCACCGATTACCAGCGCGGCCGTATCTGGCAGGATGCGGGACTCCTCTCGAAATGGTATCGCTCCAAGAACGGACAGATGGTCCGGCACGCGGAGGACCGCTTTCACAACCTTGTGGTGAAGGCGGAAGTGTCGCGGCGTATCCGCGAAGTGATCTGCCGCAGCGTGCCGCCAGGGTTACGGTCGGAACTGATGGAGCTGGCGGACCGCAAGATTGATGATCTGCTCGACGAAGCGACGGTCAAAAAAATCATTGCTCAATTCGCCGGCAAGGGGCTTGGCCTTGAGGAGCTGGAGGCACACGTGGTCGGCCGCACTCTCAAAGCCGGCTGGACGAAAGAGGACCGCCGGACTTTGTTGGGGGTCTGGAACGCGCTTAAGGATGAGGAAACGACCGTGGCGGAAATCCTGGGCAGCGAGAGGACGAAAAACACCAAGGCCGGCGAAGGGCCCGTGAAGGGAACAGACCTCGGCGGAGGAGAGTCGTGATTGACAAGGATCAATGGGTTTGGATGCCGCACCCCGGCCATCTATGTGTGGCGCGCGATTGCCGATTTCACTTGGCGACGTTCATTCCCGTTTCTCCGCGCCTGGCGAGTGGCGAGATCATCGTTCCCGGCGTCACCAGCGGTATCATCGTGTCGACCGTTGGTGAATATCTTCCAGAAGGTCCGATGCGCGAGACTCTTGCAGAATTGCGCGGCATTCAACTGGAGGGCCGAGGAGACGCCCGGCTGGATGACTATATGCGCAAGATCGGCTGGGAAGAAATCGGCGCCGGCCGGCTCTACGAAACAATGGTTTTCGCCGCGCGGCCTCGGTGCGATGGCGAATGCGATGGATGCGCATGGATGCAAGCCAATGGCATGGAAATGGACTTCGCCGGCTACAACGACGCGGAAGCGGCCTACCGGGGACACCTGGAAATCTGCGAGCGTTGGGCGCGGCGAATGGATGATGACTCTTCGGACCGATCTTAACGCGCCTCTGGCGCGGGAAAGGAGGGTGGCATGGCGAAAAAGGCGGAGCGGGCCGTCATTGTATGCACGGTTCATCGCGGGGTTTTTTTTGGGTTCGCAGAGGACACGTCGGGAGATTCAATTCATCTCCGCGCGGCCCGCATGGCCATCTATTGGGGCACTGATCGCGGCGTGATGCAGTTGGCCCACACCGGGCCAACCAGCAAGAGTAAAATCTCAGCTCCCGCGGACATTGAGGTGCGCGGAATCACGGCGATTTTTGAAGTGACGCCTGCGGCGCTCCAGGCATGGGAGGCTATTCAATGACTTGGGAATATTACCGGGAGCGCGTGACCGTGGTGGATGTGCTGGAAGCCGGTGCATGCGCAAGCGGCGTTAATCGATGGGTCGAGAATCATGGCGGCCTTATAGCCGGCGATCCGTCGAAGTTCCCGGGCGAGCGTTTTATCCGCGTCGCCTCTGGCGCGGACGGCTACGGCTCCGGCGACGGCTACGGCTCCGGCGACGGCTACGGCGACGGCTACGGCTCCGGCGACGGCTCCGGCTCCGGCTCCGGCTCCGGCGACGGCTACGGCTCCGGCGACCGCGACGGCTCCGGCGACGGCTACGGCGACGGCGACGGCTACGGCTCCGGCGACGGCTACGGCGACGGCTACGGCTCCGGCGACGGCTACGGCTCCGGCGACGGCTCCGGCGACGGCTACGGCTACGGCGACGGCCGAACTTGATTCTTTTATTGGAGGTTAGGATATGGGTCTTTTTGCTCAATTACGGGCGGCCTACGAACAGTTGTTGGCGGCGATCCGCCGGGAAGCATCCGCGCGCAACGCCTTGGCGCAAGAACTAGAAGAAGGCTTGGCGGCCCAGCGTGAGGGCGAAGTTATGCCGGAAGAAGCGGGAAACGGTATTGCCGCTCCCGCCCGATCACCGGCCCGCAAGCGGTGAATCTCCCCTTTGGAAGATGGATTTTGACGGGGCTGAGCCCCAGAAAGGAGAGGTAGCCGTACTCCTCGGGAATCCTTACGGGTGCAACAGGGGATAAGCGCGTGCCGGGAGACGCGCGCGAATGCCGTCGGCTTGGCGATACGGCGGCTTCCCCTGCCCGCAAAGCAAACATGCGAGCGCAGCGCCCATGCCGCCTGGTCGGCGGATAGACCCGTGGGCGTATCCTGGAGACCCTCACCAGAAGCCCGGGGAATGCTGACGAGCAGATCACTCGCCAGCGGCCACCGGCAGGTGCCCCAGGGTAGCAAGCAGGGGTGGCAGATCGGAGAGACGATCAATCCCGGTCGAGACTTTTAGGGGAACGACACTAAAGGTTGGCCGGGAATCGAGACGGTGGCTCAATGGACACAGCGCCGGGGCGCAGCTCCGGAGATGCGGGTTCAACTCCCGCCCGTCTCGCTCGCCGGCTTCGGTCGGCGGCACGCAACATCCCTTCGGCGTCCGAACGTTCACGCCGAAGCTCTTGGGGCCTGGCAACCTAACCGCTGGGGCGGAGACGTGGAAAGTGCGCGCTCGTTTTTTTTGCCTGCCGCGGGCATTAATGCGCTGCCCTACGGGGTCATGCGCTGCGCAGCGCTGCGCAGCGCATTAAAGGCAGCGCATTAATGCCGGAAAAATTGGCTTGAAATTGTCCCGTTGGCCCGGCTGCCTGGAGGGTGATGCGATGAACCCGCTGCCGTTTATCCGGCTGGTTAACAGCGAGAGACATGGAATGCTCGATGCCGTGCTCTTAACCGCGCCGGCCACATTCAACATGCACTGGGATGACCGTTTCGGCCCGCGTGGCCGCTCCAACCTGTGTCCGGTGCAACTCTACAAACTTCGTGGAATCGAGGTACCCAGGGCCACCTGCCGCCATTGCGAATTGGAGCGTGAAACGCGCGGACGCTGGTACGTCGCCGCCCTCGTGCCCAGGCCGCTAAAAGAGGGTAAGGCGGGCGGTTGGTCGCATGGGGTCATTCAATTGCCGTTGCAGTTTGTCGCCGAAAATCAGGAGCGGCTTACGCCGGGCCGACGCATCCGCATTTATGAACTCGGAATGGGCAAGGGTAAGCCGCGCTGGCAACTGATAAGCGGCATGGTTGATCCGGCGGAATTGCCCCAGGCATTTGATTTGGTGGCCGCGCTTATGCGCATCACCGGCATGGCCGAGTTGCCGCCGGCGGCGTCACCGACGATTGCCGAGGGGCCGGCGGATGTGCTCAAGTTTCCGGGGAGGACCGCATGACCACCCGCCTTAACCGCTCCGTGATCCGCCAGACCGAGTTCCGCGACTACCGCACCGGCCGGCCCTATCTCGTCATCCTCGATGGCGATGGCATCCGGCTCCATCTGTGTCCCAAGGGCTGCCGGCGACGCGGACGCAGTTGCTACACCGTGACCTATCAGCAAATCTTGCTGCTCGCCGCCAAGGTGCGGGCCGAGGACATGCGGCGCGAAAAAGAGCAGCGGCGTCAGGCACGGCGCGGCATTTTTCCAGGAGGTAGGCCATGAACCAAGCCGCCTGTCTTCACTGCGACCGTCAACGGCCCACGGTGCGTCGCCGTCTGTGTTACTCTTGTTACAACACCCGCGCCATCCGACACCAATATCCGAGCCACTCGAAATTCCAGGCCACCTTCCCCGCGCTGGTCGGGCGCGGGCTGCTCGTGAAAACAGGGGATACCTTTCAGGCTACGGAGTCTGGGGCCGCCCTGGCGCAGCCGACCGTCGGTGCCTCGCTCAACGATTGGCTGGCCAAGCTCAAACCCTCAGAAGCGAAAGCGCTGCGCGCCTTGGCCGACGCCTATCCGGAGCGCCTGACCCGCGAGCAAGTCGCGGAGCGCACCGGGCAATCGGTGTCCAGTTCGACGTTTCAAGCCGCCTTCCCGGCGCTCCGCGACTTGGAGCTGATCGAGGGACGGAGCGATTTTCGGACGGTCGATGAGCTGATGCAGTAATCAGGAGGGAGAGTTATGATCCGGTTCCACGATGGCCCCGCCGCGGGCACCTTTTTACTCCTGCGCCGCGCTCCCCTCTTTTTACGTGCCGTGGAAAACATGCTCTCCGGCGAATGGAACGCCCTCGACCAGCCGGGCGACCGCCCCTCGCCGGCGGAGCACGTCGTTCTTTATCGTCGGCACGGGCCGCCGGGCGTGGCATGGATTTGCGACGGCGGCCGCGGCGGGCGTTGGGGGCGGCAAGCAATCTCGGCGGAATACCGCCTGGTCGATCCGCAGCCGCCCGATGATCTACTCCGCGATCAAGCGCGGTATGAGCAATGGTGTCAAGCGACCTATCAATCCGAATTGACTCAGGAGCCTTCCCCATGAATGCAACCACCAAGCCGCGCCGTTCTCGCCCGGGCGAGCGGAACAATCTCGCCGCGAATGGCGACTCCAGTGCCGACGTCGGCACCGCCGAGGACCGCTATGATCCTGCTCTACCCCTGGAGCGCATCGTCCCGAGCGGCACCAATCCGCGCCGGACCTTCGACGAGGCCGAGCTCGCCGAGTTGGCCGAGTCGATCCGGACCAAGGGGGTGCTTGAGCCTATCTTGGTACGGCCGTTATCGCTCCGGGTGGTGCCGGGACGCGAGGGCGGCAAGCAGGGGTTTTTGGTCGAGCGGCTCGATGCTTACGGCCAGCCGATCGCAATCCTGGTAGACTCTTTCGGTCGGCGGCCCGAAGATTGCGAGAAGCGTCTGCCGGTCTATGAATTAGTCGCCGGCGAGCGCCGCTGGCGCGCTTCCCAGCTCGCCGGCCGCGCCACGATCCCGGCCCGCATTCGCTCACTCTCGGACTTGGAGGCCCTGGAAATCCAACTCGTGGAAAACCTCCAGCGCGCCGACCTTGATCCTGTGGAAGAAGCCCTCGGCTTACAGCGCCTGCTCGACACCCACGGGCGCACGATTGACGACCTGGCCGCCCAGTTGGGCAAGTCGCGTACTCAGGTCTATGGATCGCTCAAACTGACCTTGCTGCCGGAGATCGCCCGCGAAGCGATCCGCCAAGGCCGGCTCAGCAAAAATCACGGCATCCTGATCGGCCGCATTCCGAACGAAAAGCTGCGCGTCCGCGCCACCGAGGCCATTTTGCGGCCGGAAGCCGAGTCCGGCCCCTTAGGTTTTCGCGCCGCCAAGGAATTGATCGAAGAACAATTCATGACGGAGCTCAAGGGCGCGCCTTTCGACCGCCGCTCACTGACCCTCTTGCCCGAGGCCGGCTCCTGTGAGGCGTGTCCCAAGCGCACCGGCAACAATCGGGAAGAATATCCGGAGGGGCGTGCCGATGTCTGCACCGACCCGGAGTGTTTCCGCGCCAAGCGCAACGCCCACATTCGCGCCGCCGAGGCCTTCGCGGCCGACAAGGGGGCCACGGTACTAAGGGGCCGCGAAGCCAAGCGGGCCCTCTCGTTTTTTGGGTCCGGGTATCAAGACCTGGCGGCGCCGTGCCCCGACGATCCCAAGCGCCGCTCGTATAAGCAACTCGTGGGGGAAGTGTTGGAGGATTCCACCGTGACGGCGGTCGATGATGACGGCCGGCTGCATTACCTGGTGCCGCGCGATCTGGCGCAGGCCGCGCTGGCGGACCTAAACATCAAGCCGGCGAAGGACCATGACTCCTCCCAGCGCCAGCGCGATTTGGATCGTCGCCAGGCGCAATTCCGCGCCTGGCAGCGACGGCTCTGGGCCGCGATTGAAGCTGCGACGGAAAACGGAGCTCAAGAAGCGGCCCTCTTGCGGCTCCTATTGGCCCGAAATGAATTAGACGTTCCGTCCGACGTGCAAGCGGTGCTTGATTTTTGGTGTTTGCCGGCGGACGCCGCCGGCGATCCCGATGAGGGCTTCCCTGGCCTGGAAACAATGCTCGCGCAACGTTCGTTAACGGAGCTCCGTCGAGCGTTCTTATTCTTGCGGTCGGCCGGGGAATGGGATTTTGACGGCCTGGCCGGGAGCATGGTGAAACAGATCGCCCAGGTCCTGGAGATCGACTTAAAAGACGTGGCCGCCCAAGCCAAGGCGGCGAAAAAAGCCCGACGCCGGCAGGAGCGTCAGGCGGCGCGCGAGACGGCGAAGGTGGCCCCGTCCTCCCCGGCGCCGCCCGCAACGCAGTCCGTCCCTGGTGCCGACGTTCTTAACATTGACGTCCTCGGCCTCGCCGCCGCCGACCTGGACGCGGCCTATATCGCCGACAAAACCGCCGGTCCCGCCAAGGCCGGCCGGTCCCCCAAGCCGATCTCGGTTCTACCCGTCCGCTGGGAAGGCCGGCTCTGGGTCAATACCGGCGGCGTCATGGCCCCCGATTATCGAGAGTGGGAGCTGGCGCCTCTCTATGAGGACCAGGTTTTTCAGGCTCAATTCGGCCCGCGTTTCTTTACTCGCTTCCATCCCGGCCTGATAAAGAAACAAGGCGATGTCTATGTCGAGGCGAACGATGTCGAGTCGATCTCCGATCAAGACCGGGCGGAATATTACACGGGCGTCGTCATCCGCGTTCGGGGCAAAGATTACGCCATCGGCCCGAGACGCGAACACCGGACGGTACGCAGGACAACTCCCGACACCTAAAAAAGCCGTCCATGACCCAAACTGAATAACACCTACCCAATGATCGACCGAGTGCCGGCCCGCCAAATCTCAAGCCATCAGCACCGCGCGTGTGCGAAGTGGCCCGATGCAGCACCATCGGGAGGGGAGGCGGAGACGCGATGGGCCGAGGGCCCTGAAAGAACGGTCACAACCTGATCGCCCCCGGCCGTGCTGGGCCGGCAGTCGCCCATTGGCTTTGTGCCTATAATTGCCGCATGGACCCCATTGCCGCCCCCGAACCAACTGCCTACCGTCTCCTTCTGCGCCCGCTGCCCGGCCCGGTCCCTGTCGCCATCCGTCTTCGCCGGCTGCTGAAGTACGCCCTCCGCGTCTGCGGGTTCCGCTGCATCGAGTGCGAGGAAGCTCAGCTCCCGTCCCGCTGATTTTGCTCTTGCATCCACACATCTTCGCATCTACACTCTTGGATGCCAGGTTGCACATTGACGTGCAATGTTGGCCGATACACAAGGAAGTGTGCGCATCCCGCTGTGCCGCAACGGGCTGCGTGGCTTTCGGCCAAGCCTGGCAAGCCTGCCCGCTCACGGAGGAGCCATGTCGAAGCGTTTCTGCCTATTCGGCGCTGTTTGCCTTTGTGTTTGCTTCGCGGGCTCCCTGGCCGCCCAGACGCCGGTCATCGACCATTTGCCGCCCTCGACGGGCCCCGAATCGTTCCTCAAGGACGTGGCCGTAGCGATCAAGGAGCTCGCCGCCGCGCTCAAGATGCTGGTCGGCGTCACCGTCACCTGGGACATCGGCCCGCACGCGCTGACGGCCGTGGTGATCCTCGCCGTGGCCAGCGTGCTAATCGCCGGCTCCTTCCAGCGGAGGCGCGAATGGTCTGTACGCTCCTGATCTTTGCCGCCGGCTTTGTCGCGGCCTACCTGTGGATGAATCGTCAACCGCCTCAACCCCCGCGCGCGGCATGAGCCGACTCATTGAAACCCTGGGACTTTTGGGCGCGCTGGCCTGCCTGATGGGCTGGCTGGGCGTGCGGCCGGGGCATCCGGCCAACGCCGCTCCAGCGCCGATCATTGTCCCCGTTCCTGTCCAGCCATCAAAGCCCGACGACACCGCCCGGCGACGGCATCCGCTTCGGCCGCATCGTGCCGTCGAGGCGCCGGCGCCGGACGGCACCGAGCCGATGGTTGACTATCCGAAAGAGCTTTGGTTCCGCAACATCGGCTCACGCATCGACGGAGCCGGCATGTGCGTGTTCACGTCATTCGAGTTCACGTGCCTTTGGTCTGGGCTGGATGAGTTCCACGGCTTCCGGGATTGGTGCGCGCAAAGGTATCCCGGCGGCGGCTACCCGGAAAAGCTCGCCAAGCTGGTGAAAGCCTACTGCACCGCCAAGCAGATTCCCCGCGAGCGTTTCGACCCGGACCGCGACCTGATCCAATATGAAGGTGCGGACCCGACCTGGATTGAGAGTTGTCTCAAAAACGGCTGGCTGCCGGGAGTGACGCTCTATCGTAGCCCGCGTTATGGCGGCGGGACGATTTACCATATGACCTGCTGCGCGTTCCTGGGGCCGAAGTGGGGCTGCACTTTGGACAATAATTTCTGGCCGCTCGAATGGGCACCGCGCGACGAATGGTTGCGGCGAATCAAGTTGCAGGGGAGATATTGGGCGTTTGCGGTGATAAGCCCGGGACCTCCGCCGAGTCCGACGAATTAAAAGGAGTCCGTCATGAAGAATGCTTGGCTCATCGCCGCCGTGTTGGTTTTGTTGCCTCCATGCCTGCCCGATTCCTTTGCCGACTGGGGCGCTGCCTATTGTGCGCCGGTCGGCGTACCAGAGAGCTTCGCCGCCAACGGCTACGAATGGCGGGCCAACGGCGATCATCACTTGCTGTTTCGCAACGGCGTCCAGGTGGGCGGCTGGCGCGAACGCGAGCAAGAATACCGGAGTTATGACGCGGCAACCAATCGCTGGAGCGATCCACAGCCGGCGCCGTGGGTCGCATCAACAGCCGCCGATCCATTCGGCAGCCTGCCCTCGATACCGCCGACCGGGCTGATTCCCGAGATGCTCAGCGCCACGCCCACGGTCTGGTACGGTCAGGTGTCGCATCCCGCGGAGGAAGTGCAGGGCAACGACCAGGTGCCCGACCTGCACAACTTACCCTATGTGACCGTGGTTTCCGCCGACGCCGGCCAGCGCGAGCAGATCGTGCGGGAAATCAAAAGCAGCGCCCTCGGCAAAAGCGTCCGTGTGCAAGGCTTGCCGCCGGAGCACTGGTTGCTCGAAGGGTTCAAGTTGCCGCAGGATCAAGCGTTCAAGCAATCAGGTCTGGCCGTCTTCGTCCAGGCTCCGCCGGAGAAGCCGGGCGGCTTCGGCAAGGTGCTGGACCCGGAATACACCTGGAGCGGCGTCGAGGCGCTCGGCCGCAAGATCGACCCGGCCTATAATCCGAACCGCAATGTCGGCGGAGCCGGCGACGCGGGAACCATCCTGATTATCCTCGGCTGCATCGCGGCGGCCTGTTTCCTTTGGCCGCGCCGCGAGGACGGGCCGCAACCAGCTATGGAGGGCGTCGATGTTTGAGAGCCTGAAAGCCGTCAACCAAGATCAAATGGTGATGCTCATCGCCATCGGGGGCGTGCTGGCCGTGGTGATCTTGCATCGCCTCGGCTTTGTGATTTTGCCGGGGCAAGCGCAGCGGCGGCCGGACCCCTGGAGGCTTGGCCCTCGACCGGGACCGGAGGGCCCGCGTCCCGTACCGCCGGGGCCATCCATGCCAGACCCGGTCCGCCTCAGCGAGTTCCCGACGACGCAGGCGCTCACCGATAGCCACCGCGCCAGCCAAGCGGCCCTGGAAAAGCGCCAAGCCCAGCTCGAAGCCGAGCTCGAGATGGTCAAGCAGACCCGCGGCGTCAAGCCCTCTTGACTGACCGCATCGCCCGATCCTTCACTCACGGATGAGGAAATCGACATGCTCTCGAAATTGAAGAAATTCCTTGGCCTCGCGGAGAAGATCGGCGAGGAATACGCCCCGGCGCTCGAAGCCCACTTGCCGGGAATCATCGCGGCCATTGAAACGCAAAATGTGGCCGCCGCGTTGTCGGCGTTTGAATCGCTGGAGCAAGCGATCCTGGCCGTTCGCGCGGCCCAACCGGCGACGCCGGCCGCGGCGTAAGCAAGCCTGCTAAGCTGCCCCGCGCCCCGCCGGAATGGCATCGGAGGAGAGCTCCGAGCGGCCCGATCGCGGGCGAAGGCAACACCGGGTGGGCGTGGGGAGGAAACAGACCGATGCACGATGACGATCAGCCGACCGTCAGTGCGCAGCAAGACTCCTGGTGTGACATTGCCGGCCGGCTTCGCGCGGAACTGGCCAAGCAAATCCCGCTCATCGGCGTAATGAAACACGATGAAGCAAAAACGCTGGTGGAAACCTTCGAGACGCTCTACTGGCTGGAGCATTCGTCGTTGCTCTTCGACAAGAAGCTGGCGCTGGAACAGCAACGCATCTTCGCGGATTAATAACCATGCCACTTGAATACTTATTGCCTCTTGGCGGCTCGACAGATCGCCCGCAACCAAGGGAGCGATGCGAGTTCGAGCTGCTTCTCGATTGCACTTTTCCCGGCTGTTACGTCGGCACAGCTATCAATCGGTTTCTGGAGATTCGAGCCGGAATTCCATCAGTTGTGGGCCTGGTTTTTAACGGCATCATCCTGCGGTACGGCCGCGACGGGATCACGGCTGATGAACTGCTGGCATCGTTCCACCAATTTAGCGGGCACGAAGTATGAGCGTCCTCCTGGCCTACAGCGGCGGCCTCGATAGCACGGTGTTGCTCTGGGAGCTCCGCCGGCGCGGGCTTCAGGTGGATTGCCTCTATGTGCAGTATGGCCATATGGCCGCGCCAGCGGAGATGAAAGCCGCCCGCCTGTTGGCCGAGAAAGCCGACGCCGCGTTCCACATCTTGCACGCAAGCAACCTGCAATTCCTGTTTGCCCCGTCTGAGTTTGAGCGTGGCGTGTCTCTGATGCCGTTCACGGGCCAACGCCTGGCGCTGCTGGCGCTGGCCGCTGCGTTCGCGCGGTCCCGTCATGCCGATGCCGTGGCGATGGGTTGGCGGCAGGATCAATGCCACCCGGATTTCCACACGGCCGCGAGCCGAATATTGGAGATCGAGCACGGCGGCCGGCTGTCGCTCTACCTGCCCTTTGTCGAGCGCGCCAAGGACTACATCGTCAACCAGGGCTGCAAGATCGATGCGCCGCTGCGGCGTTCCTGGTCCTGCCTAGAAGGTGGCGCGGTCCACTGCGGGCGCTGCCGGTCTTGCACGCAGCGGGCCTGGGCGTTCGTGAACGCGAACCGGCTGGACGATACGGCCTATATCCATGACGAGCAATTGCCCAAGCCCCGGCTGCGCATCCACCAGGAGCCGGATCCGGATTGGGCGGCGTGAGGGAATGATGGCCAAGAAGCGACCGACCCCGAAGGCCAAGGCAGTAAGTCCCCATGCTGCGCCACATATCTGGAAGCCGGCTTTTCTCGCGGCCTTGGCGCTACACGGCAATAAGACCTTGGCGGCGGAACACGCTGGCGTCAACCGGACGGCCATCTACGAGGCGCGGGCATCGGACCCGGAGTTCGCGGCCGCCTGGGAAGCCGCGATGGACGAGGCGGCGGACCGGCTCGAAGCCGAGGCGTGGCGGCGCGCCCGCGTTGGCGTCGATGAGCCCGTGTTCGGCTCCGGCGGCAAGGGCGTCGGCACCGTCCAGGTCGGCACCGTCCGCCGTTATAGCGATACGCTGCTGATGTTCTTGACGAAAGGCGCGCGGCCGGAGAAGTTCCGAGAGCGCTTCCAGCATCAGCACGAAGGCGATGTAAAACTCCGCCTGGTCGAGGAAATCATTGATGCCGGAAGTGATCGAGCGACGGATCAAGCTGCACCCGGCGCAAGCGGCGTTCCGGCGGAGTGAGGCGCTGTATCGCGGGTTCGTCGGCGGTCGCGGCGCGGGCAAGACGTGGATCGGGGCCTATGACCTGATTCGCCGGGCCAAGCGCGGCCGAACCTATCTGATTGCCTCGCCGACCGGGCTGATGCTGAGCGACCTCACCTTGCCGGCGCTTGAGTCTATCGCCAGGGACTTGTGCGTCTGGGGCGGCTGCAAACTATCACCCTACCCGACGGCGTTCCTCAGCACCGGGGCGACGATTCGGCTACGGACCGCGGAAGACCCGGAACGGTTGCGCGGCCCCAACCTGTCCGGCATCTGGCTCGACGAGGCAAGCTTGATGCACGCAGACGCCTACCGGGTCTGCATCGCATCCTTGCGAGAAGGCGGCGAACAGGGCTGGCTCTCGGCGACGTTCACGCCCAAGGGGTTCCAGCACTGGACCTACCAGGTATTCGGTCAGCGTAAACCTAAGACGGAAATCTTTCATGCCCGCACGGCCGACAACCCATTTTTGCCGCCGGAGTTCCAGTCGACGCTGGAGGGCCAGTACGACCAGGCACTTATCGCCCAGGAATTGGAAGGCCGCTTCATCGACGTGGCCAACACCGAATGGCCGTCGGCCTATTTTGGCGCGGCCATGTGGTTTGAGGACTGGCCCAAAAATCTCCGCTGTCGCGCATGGATACTCGACCCGTCGAAGGGTCGCACGGACAAGGCGGATTACTCCGCCTACGTCGCCCTCGGCATCGACCTGGCCGGGGATTATTGGTGCGAAGCCGACTTGCAGCGGCGCAGCCCGGAACAGATCGTGGAAGATGGCTTGGAGCATTTTCTCCGCTGGCCGGCCGATGGTTTTGGGGTTGAGGCGAACGCGATGCAAGAGCTGTTCGGTTCGATCTTCAAGAGCCGGGCGGCGACCCGCAATATTCTCCTGCCGCTCTATCTGGTGGATAATTATGCCGTCGCCAAGCAAGTGCGGATTCGCCGGTTGGGGCCGTTGTTGCGGCAGGGCAAGCTGCATTTCCGGCGAACGGCGGGAACGAAGCTACTGGTCGAGCAGCTCCAGGAATTCCCTTTCGCGCCGCATGACGACGGCCCCGACGCCCTCGAAATGGGCTGCCGGCTGATCGGCCATTTGCTTCGCCAGCCCGGTCAGCAGCCGGCGCGGGAAGTCATTCGATTGGGGTGAGCGATGTTCTGTATTTATTGCAACCGGGAGACGGGGAGATTGCTTTTGCGCTTTGGCAAAGAAGTGGCGTTTGTCCCGCTCTGCGATGATGATTGCTGCCGCCAACGCATGTGGAGCGCGCTCCAGGATGCACTAAGCAGGTTGGGAGGAACGGCGACCCTGGAACAGATTCTCAAAGCGGCCGAGATTCCATTTGCGGAAGGGAGGACCTATGCTCTTCGCGAAGAATTGCCCGGTGTGCGGGATTGAGTTTGACCGGGGCATTCCCACGGAGGATCGGTGGGTGTGCTGCTCGGAGCGTTGTCAGGATCGACTATTGGACCCGGCGTGGAATGATGATGTCTGGTATCGGCGGACGCCGGAAGGTTCGGAGGCGGCTGACCGTTTGAAAGAAGCCATTAATCGAGAGGGCTTGGCCCAGGAATTGGATTCCGAGCTTCGGGCCGAAGGTATGCCCAACGTCGGCCAGATGCCCAACGTCGGCCAGATGCCCGCCCTCGGCTTCGCCGACTGCCCCTCGTGCGGTGCCGCTCCCTGCGTCCTCGGCCTGATCCTGAGCGATTGGATTATCGGCGGCTGGTACACGGCCGTCCTGTGCCCCAACGGACACGCCTTTAGCTACGAGCGTTTCGAGCATCACCAGATATTGATGCACGGGCCGCAGACGCCCGACTTTGAGTTTTGACTGACGTGAAAGGCGAAGAATCATGCTTCAGACCATCGGCCGCCGCTCATTCCTCCTGTTTGCCGCCTTTATCGTGTTGGCCTTGCTTGGGCTTCGGAAGTGGCCCCATCTGAAGGAGATAAAACGCCTACGAGCTAATGGCGAGTGGGAGCGGGTTCGCATGTATGAACTGCGCAGGGGAGACGTTATCGAAGTCGCTGACGACTCCACGTTTTATGCGGATGTGAACGGCGAGCCGGAGTTCATCTGGAGAGAGGCTTCCTGGATGATCGTCTGCGCAATGAGACCCAAGCCAGCGTCTCCTGAGTTTTGTTAACCCTCCGCGAAAGGCATGGATGCCATGAGCAAGCAACGCCCGCCCGCCGAGGACCTGAGCGGTCTCACCCTCGATCAACTCCGCGAGAAGGTCGAGCGCACCCGACTGGA